GGATACGTCTGATAATATTGCAATCACTGAATATGCAATAGTTGGAACAAATGGTTCTGCTTCTACAATCACAGCAGATGTGAGCGGTAGCGATGCAAGACTCCGAGTTACAACTCTTAATAATAACTCAACAGTTACCATAGTTGGAACACTGTTAGTATAGTTTAGAATAGAGGAGAACCAGTGGCTACAGTTAACAAAGATTTTAAGGTAAAGAATGGCCTAATTGTTGGTGGTGGTGGAACATTTACTAATGCGGTAACTGTTGCTACCCCGACACTTGGTGGACATGCTACTACAAAAGATTATGTTGACGCAATCGCTGGTTCTCCTTCTATCCCAGTAGGAAATACTGCACCAGAATCACCATCAAATGGTGATCTTTGGTTTGACACATTAACAGAAAGAGTCCACGTATATTATAGTTCTTCTTGGCTGGCAATTGCTAATCTAGAAGATGCAGAAGTGTTACAAGATCATATTCATGATACATCAATTGATGGATCAGGTCTTATTGTAAGTACATTTGTAAGCGGTGGAGCTTATAATGAGCCAGGCTACTTGGTTAGTGCTGGATCTTATAATACTAATTCCTGGGAAGAAACATGGGATGGCGGGATAGCAGTAGATAATTTTAATTAATTATCTGTTATAATACTACCATATACAGAGGAGTGTATAAATGGCAACAAGAATGCAACAGCGCAGGGGTACTGCGACTCAGTGGACAACAGCCAACCCAATATTAAATGCTGGAGAAATTGGGTATGAGACTAACACAAATAAATTTAAGATCGGTGATGGAACAAACCATTGGGCCGATTTAGCATATTTTATTGATGAGGATGCTGTATCAAATTATGTTCTTGATACAGAATTAGGTGAGTTAACACAGGATATTGTTGATGCCGCTCTTGTTGCAGGAACGGGCGTTACAAAAACCTATAACGACAATGCAAATACTATAACGATTGCAATTGATTCAACGGTTACTACAAACAGTGGATCACAAACACTCTCTAACAAAAGTATTGATTTTTCAAATAATACAGTAACAGCAACACTATCTCAATTAAATACAGCAATAAGCGATGGAGATCTTGTATCGGTTGCTGCTCTTTCTAATACATTGTCTGATTACGCATTAGTAAATGATGTGGCCAATATTTATGCTAGTAAAGATTTATTGGCAAATACAATTGAGGCATCTGCGGGGACTGGACTTATATTTAATCCTGCAACAGATCAATTTGATGTTGATTCAACAACAGTTCAACTTAGAATTACTGGAGTCACAGACACAGAGCTTGGTTATTTATCAAATGTAACTTCAGACATTCAAGAACAGATCAATTCTAAGGCTGCATCAGCAGATATTGCAGAACTTTCGGTAGATGCTGTAGCTCAGGCCTTGTCTGCTGGAACGCATACAAATATTAGCGTTTCCTATAATGATGGATCAAACTCTATATCGCTAACTGGAGCAGTAACATATACAGATGAAAATGCACAGGATGCAGTTGGAAATGCTCTTGGAAATGGTCTTTCTTATGATGATAGCACTGGTGCTATTTCTGTAAATACCTCAACAATACAAGCTCGTGTTGCTGATGTTTCTGATACAGAAATCGGATATCTAAATGGTGTAACTTCTGGAATCCAGTCTCAGATTGATGGAAAAATTTCTTCGTCAAGCACAGATACGCTAACAAACAAAACAATTAATTTAGCAAATAATACAGTATCTGGAACTCTTGCACAGTTTAACTCTGCTATATCAGATGATGATATTTTGCCAATATCTGGTGGAACACTAACTGGAGCATTAACACTTTCTGGTGCACCAACAGAGTCTCTTCATGCAGCGACAAAAGCATATGTTGACTCTGCTGTTGAAGGATTGCACGTTCACCCATCAGTTAGGGTGGCTACAACAACAAATGTTGCTTTAGCTACTGCTCTTGAAAATGGTGATGTACTTGATGGTATAACTCTTGTAACAGGTGATCGCATTCTTGTTAAAGATCAAACAACAAAGTCAGAAAATGGTATTTATGTAGTTCAAGCTTCGGGACAACCGACTCGTGCAACTGATTTTGATACAGCTTCTGAAGTTGATAGCGGTGACTTTGTATTCGTAGATTTAGGTAACACCTATGCTAATACTGGATGGGTACAAATTAATACACCAGCAACAATCGGAACTGATGCAATAGAGTTTGTTCAGTTCTCTGGAGCAGGCACTTATACTGCTGGAACTGGCTTGACTCTTGATGGAACAGTATTTTCAATAGCTAATACAGTAGCTACATTATCAGGAACCCAAGTACTAACTAATAAAACAATCAATGGTGCAGATAACACTCTCACAGTAAGAATTGCAAACGATGTTTCTGGACTTGGATCTGGAGTTGCAACATTTCTTGGAACCCCATCATCTGCTAACTTAGCATCTGCAGTAACAGATGAAACTGGATCTGGAGCACTTGTCTTTGGGACATCCCCAACAATTGCTACTCCAAGAGTACAGATGGCAATGAATGCACAAACTGGAACAACATACACACTTGCTCTAACTGATGCATCTAACCGATGGGTGACCTGTGACAACACAAGCGCAATAACTGTAACAGTTCCACCATCTGTATTCTCAGTTGGAGATCAAATAGCTGTTCAACAAACAAATACTGGTCAAGTAACATTCGCAATTGGATCAGGTGTAACAATTACATCAGCTGGTGCAACAACAGCAGCTCCAAAAATTAGAACACGTTACTCATCTGCAGTAGTAATATGCACGGGAAGTAATACGTTCACAATTATTGGTGACATAGTTTAATATATAAATACATATAAAACATTAACACGCTCTTAACAGGGCGTGTTTTTGTTTTTCATAACTTGTGCTATACTTAAGGGAGTACTTTAGAAAATGCAAAGTACTCATTTTATTTTTTTATTACGAAAGGTTTTATAAATGTCAGATATTTTTTCGTTCCGTCTTGTAGATGATTTTATTGCTAAATATAAGGATGTAGAGCCACCATTTGGATTTTCTGATGCTGGCAATAACTCCCTTGGAGAAATAACATTTATTAGGACATATTCAAGAGTAAAAGAAGACGGAACTAAAGAACGCTGGCATGAAGTCTGTCGTCGTGTTATTGAGGGTATGTATTCAGTACAAAAAAATCACGCTAAAGAAAACCGCCTACCCTGGAATGATAATAAAGCACAAAAATCTGCTCAAGAGGCATTTGATCGTATGTTTAATCTTAAGTGGACCCCTCCTGGGCGTGGCATGTGGGCATTTGGTACCCCAATGACTATGGAAAAGCGCAACTCCGCTGCTCTTCAAAACTGTGCAATGGTATCCACAAAAGATCTTGACAAGAATGATCCAGGAGCATTGTTTGCCTGGGTAATGGATGCATTAATGTTGGGTATTGGGGTAGGGTTTGATACCGTTGGAGCAGACAAGGATTTTCCTATTTACAGTCCAACAGAGCCAGCATTTATATATGAGATTCCAGATACTCGTGAAGGATGGGTAGACTCTGTAAGAATGTTACTTAATTCTTACCTAAGACCAAATCAAGCAATTCAAGAATTTAACTATGATCTCATACGACCTCTAGGAGCACCCATTAAAGGCTTTGGAGGCGTTGCTAGCGGTCCACAACCACTTATTGATCTACACAACCGTATCCGCACAGTCATTGGCTGTAGGGCAGGAGAAAAGCTAGACTCTCGTGCAATTGTTGATATTGTAAACCTTATTGGAACTTGTGTTGTTTCTGGTAATGTTCGTCGTTCCGCAACCCTTGCTCTTGGTGCTGCTGGAGATGAAGATTTTATTAATCTTAAAAATGGTGAAGTATTTCCAGAACGAAATTCATTTGATCCAAAAAATCCAGGTTGGGCATGGATGAGTAATAACTCTATCTCTGCAAATGTAGGAACAAAGTATGAAGACTATGTAGATCTTATTGCAAACAATGGAGAGCCAGGATTTATTTGGTTGGATGTTGCTCGTAATTTTGGTCGTCTTGCAGATCCAGCAGATGGAAAAGATTATCGTGTTATGGGATTCAATCCATGTGCTGAACAACCACTAGAGTCCTACGAGCTTTGTACATTAGTTGAGGTTCATCTAAATAGGCATGATACAAAAGAAGATTTCTTGCGTACATTGAAGTTTGCATATCTTTATGGAAAAAGTGTAACACTTATTCCAACACATTGGCCAACAACAAACGGCATTATGCAAAGAAATCGTCGTATTGGAACATCCCTTACTGGGATTGCTTCATTTGCAGATAAGAAGGGTTTGCCAGCAGTTCGTGATTGGATGGACGAAGGCTACAAGACTATTCGTAAATATGATCATTCATATTCTGAGTGGCTTTGTGTTCGTGAATCAATTCGTGTTACAACCGTAAAGCCGTCTGGTTCTGTGTCAATTCTTTCTGGGGCTACCCCAGGAGTTCACTGGGCTCCAGGTGGAGATTACTTCCTTCGTGCTATCCGTTTTGGTGATACTGACCCAATGCTACATCTTTTCAAAGCTGCAGGGTATAAGATTGAAAAAGATCTAGTATCAGCAAATACACAAGTAGTATATTTCCCAGTACATTCTGGACATCCACGATCTGAAAAAGATGTAACATTATTTGAGAAGATTGCACTTGCTGCTACTGCTCAAAAATATTGGTCAGATAATGGTGTTTCTGTTACCCTTTCATTTGATAAGGATACTGAAACTAAGCACATTGCTCCTGCCCTTCATATGTATGAAGGTCAGCTAAAGGCAGTATCATTTTTACCAATGGGCAATACAGTTTATCCACAGCAACCATATACTCAGATTACTAAGGATGAATATAACTCGTATATTGGCAAGATTAAGAAGATTAATTGGTCTGCTATTTACGATGGCGTAGATAATCTTGATTCTGTTGGAGAGGCTTATTGCACTACGGATAGCTGTGAGATAAAAATTGGATAAAGTGGTTTTGTCAAGTACAAAATTGCTATAATCTGGTATACTTATGGTTATGAGTAAGAACATTAATCCTTTAATTAATCCAAAAACTGGTAAGCCAATTGTAAGCAATGTGCGTCGCCAGGTTATTGAAAAGAAATATAACTGGGGCTTATACGTTTACAAAAAATCTAATGGTAAGTGGTTTACTGATGGAGAAGGAAATGTTTTAAACATACCTGCTGTCCGTGGAGATCTTACTAAAATTGCAGAGCTTAAACAAGCAGCAAAATATTATGGTGATGAGGGCGACGGCGAGGCAATATTTGTGCCAGGATTAACTCGTATCTCTGAAGAAGAGCATACGGAGCAAATGGATAGATTTAAAAATGGATTGCTTCCATCAATGAATGACTTAGGCGCAATTCATGCTGCACAACAAACTTTAAAAGCTCATGGAAGAGATGCATACGAAAATGGATAACAAATACGATTTTATTCAGGCTTCATTAAATACTCAGCAAGCAGATGAAAATTTGTTTAAAGATTATGATCCATTTAACAAGTCATGGGACACACTAAAAGATTATTCTGGTATTGATCAAAACTTTAAAAGACGCACCACCCGTAATCTAAATAAGTATGTTGCAACAGATAGCAAACAATATTTAGATTCAGCTGGAGCAATTCCTGCAGGACAAAATGCAGAGTCAAAGGCTATTAATCCTGGAACGGTATATAGAAATGGATACGGGCTATTTGATGTAATTACACCACCATACAATATGTACGAACTTGCTAACTTTTATGATACATCTTTTGCTAACCATGCAGCAATTGATGCAAAGGTTCAAAATATAGTGGGCTTAGGATATCGTTTTGAAATTACAGATCGCACAATGCTTAATTTTGAAATGACAGAAGATGAGGGCAAGGTTGAAAGAGCAAGAGGTCGTATTGAACGAGGCAAGATTTCTATGCGTGATTGGCTAGAATCACTTAATGATGATGAAAGCTTTGTTTCAATTATGACAAAGGTTTATACTGATGTTGAGGCTACGGGTAATGGATTTATTGAGGTAGGGCGAACTACTGCTGGAGATATTGGCTATATAGGACATATTCCAGCAACTACCGTTCGTGTTCGCAGACTACGTGATGGATTCTTACAAATTATTGGTCAAAAGGTTGTTTATTTTAGAAACTTTGGTGCAAAAAATCAAAATCCAGTAACGGAAGATCGTAGACCCAACGAAATTATTCACATCAAATCTTATTCACCATTAAACACATTCTATGGTATTCCAGACATTATTTCTGCATTACCATCATTGATTGGAGATCAGCTTGCATCACAGTACAACATTGATTACTTCCAAAACAAGGCGGTACCAAGATACGTTATTGTAACTAAGGGAGCAAAGCTTTCTGGTGATGCAGAAGATAAGATGTTTAGATTTTTACAAACTGGTCTCAAGGGGCAAAACCATAGAACACTCTATATTCCACTTCCTGGAGACACCGAAAATAATAAGGTTGAGTTTAAGATGGAACCAATTGAAAGTGGTGTTCAAGAGGGTTCCTTCAAGGAGTACCGAAAACAAAATCGTGATGATATTTTAATTGCACATCAGGTTCCTATTTCAAAATTGGGCGGTAGTGATTCAGCAGCAATAGCAGCAGCATTAGCACAAGATCGTACCTTTAAAGAACAAGTATCTCGTCCAGCACAAAGAGATCTTGAAAAAATTGTTAATAAGATTATTAAAGAAAAGACTGATATTTTAGAGCTTAGATTTAATGAGCTTACCCTTACTGATGAAATTGCACAATCTCAGATTATTGAGCGCTATGTAAAGACTCAGGTTATGACTCCAAATGAGGCTCGTGAAAAGCTAGATCTTCCTCAAAGAGCAGACGGGGATGAACCATTTGTAATGAGTCCAAGACAGGCAACCGATGCGGCTGCAAATTCTGCAAGAAATAGAGCAAGGGATTCTGAGCGAACAAATAATAACTCAGACTCCTCATCCACAATTTCTGGAAGAAATCCACAGGGTGAAGGGCGTTCATCCACATAGTATCCACATATTGGATAAAATGTTGGTATAATTGTTCTGCAATGATTATTAATAAGGCCCATTGGGTCACCGACGGCAACAGTGTTCGTTTTTCAATGCCTATTGGCAAGGTTGATCAAGAGCGTCGTACAGTTTCTGGTTTTGCTACACTTGATAATATTGATAGGCAAAACGATATTGTAACCACAGAAGCAAGTTTAGCAGCATTTAAAAAGTTTCGTGGAAACCTTCGTGAGATGCATGGACCAAATGCAGTTGGTAAGGTTGTTTCTTTTAAAGAAGATCGTTATTTTGATCCAAACACTAAAAAGTTTTATAGCGGAGTTTATGTATCTGCATATGTCTCAAAGGGTGCACAAGATACTTGGGAGAAAGTTCTTGATGGAACTCTAACTGGTTTTTCAATTGGCGGTAGCATACAAAAGTCTGACGACTCTTATAACGAAGAACTTGATAAGTCAGTTAGAATTATTAAAGAATATGAATTACATGAGCTTTCACTTGTTGATAGTCCAGCAAATCAATTTGCAAATGTTATATCAATTGAAAAAGGCGAGTTGGGTGGATATCTAGCAAAGGCAGTTGTTGATAATGTTTATTGGTGCAAAGATGATGACATTGTTAGACTTTCTGATGGATTAGAAGAGTCTTGCCCATCTTGCACAGCAACAATGAAAAACATTGGCTTTGTTGAAAAAAGTGAAGACAATATAGAAACAGTAAAGTTCTTAGTTGATAGTGCAAAAGGCATTAGAACAATTAAGATGAAAAAGGAGGAAAATCCTATGACAGAAGAAACAATGGCTGTTGAAGAGACTCTAGAAAAGTCTGATACAGCAGTAGTTGAAAATGTTGAGGTTGCTCCAGAAGCTACAACAGAAGCAGTTGCTGAAGTTGTTGCTGAGGCTCCAGTGCTTGAAAAAGCAGACGAGCCAGTGGCAGAGATAGTTGCTGAAGAAGTTGCTCCAGCTGCTGATTCTGTAGTAGAAAAATCAGTTGATGCAGTTGTTGATACAACAGCAGAAATTGCAAAGTCTGTTGCAGAAATTAATGAATCTCTTACTAATGCCTTGAGCAATCTTGCTGAAACAGTTAAGTCTATGCAGGCTAACGTTGAAGCAATTACAAAGTCCCTTGAAACCGTTACAGGCGAAGTTAAGTCTGTAGCAAGTGAGGTTAGCCAAGTAAAGGGTACTTTTAATGAGTTTGGAAAGCGTGTAGATATGGTTGAAAAAGATACAGCTTTCCGCAAGTCTGGCGATCTAGGCGAGATCGTACAGGAATTGGCTGAAAAGCCAGTTCAAAAATCCCTATGGGGCGGTCGTTTCCTCACAAATACCGACCTATTTAAATAATAAGTACAAATTCACTAGGAGGTGAACAATATGTCGGAACAAGATATCGTAAAGAATTACCCAGGAACAACTGAGGCTCACAATCATGACGGACAAGGTGCATTTGCATCTGGTGGTGTCGGAGGTGCTACAGCAACAGGTCCTGATGGTAACCTTTCTCCAGCAGCGTCTCTTGGTAACATTTCTCAGGCCACTTTCGGGTCAACAGAAGGTATCAACGCTGTAAATCCAACTGGTACGCCAGGTGGTATCCTTGCCCCTGAGCAAGCTCGTCGCTTCATTGACTATGTGTGGGATGCAACAGTTCTCGCCAAAGATGGACGCAGAGTTACTATGCGGGCAAATACCATGGAAATTGAGAAGGTAAATGTTGGTGAGCGTGTTATCCGTGCAGCAGCCCAGGCTGACAGCACATACACAAACGCTGGCGCAACCTTCACAAAGGTAGAGCTCACAACCAAGAAGATTCGTCTTGATTGGGAAGTCTCAACAGAGTCGCTTGAAGACAATATTGAAGGAGGTGCGTTGGAAGATCATCTCGTTCGCTTGATGACCAATGCATTTGCTAATGATATTGAAGATCTCGCTATCAATGGCGATGGTTCCACAGGCAACTTCCTTTCAATCATGGAAGGTTTCGTACACAAGGTTACAGATGGTAGCGATGCTCACGAAGCACTCGTTACAGTAAGCAACGATGACTGGACTCCAGTTGTCATGCAGGATATCATCCTCGCAATGCCACGTAAGTATCGTGCAATTAAGAGCAATCTTAAGTTCTATGCAGGTACTGATGCATTCCAGGGTATCGTTCGCAATAACGGTACACTTGCTGATGCAATTGCTGAAGCATTCGCTGGTACACCAGCAGGTGCTAACCCACAGCGTCAAGCATATCTTGATGGTGCAGGGCAGACATTCGGCAATGCACGTACTACCCGTGTTCTCGGTGTAGATGTTATGGAAGTTCCTTACTACCCAGCAGATTATGTTGATTTGACATTCCCTGCTAACCGTGTTTGGGGTTTCCAGCGAGACATCACCGTTAACCGTGAGTACAAGCCAAAGAAGGATACAGTTGAGTACACAGTATTCGTCCGATTTGGTCTGCAATGGGAAGAGCTTGATGCAGTTGCGTTCGCAGATGCAGCATCTGATTCCTAATAAAAACTGAATAAATGAAAGAGGAGGGTAGCGTAAAAACTACCCTCCTTCTTCACATTCTGCTATAATAGCAGTGGAGGATAATATGTCAGCACAACTAATAGAAGATTTAAAAAAGAAAACAGTTCCAGAATTAAAATCATATGCTAAGAAAAATAACATAGATTTGTTTGGTGTTAGTACTAAAAATGAAATACTTGAGGTTATTTTTTCTTTTATTCCAACTGAAGCTCAAATTAAAATGAAAAAACAAGATAAAGAAAATGCCAAGGGAGATAAGATAGCTATATTTTCATCTCGCAATCTTTTTTGGAATGGGGTAGGCGAATTAAACCAAGGATATACTATACTACCAAAGGAGATATCTGAAAAGTGGCTTTCTCATAAAGCTGTTCGTGTAGCAACAGCAGATGAGGTAGCAAAACACTATAAGATTAAAAAATAATGGAAATATTAAGAAAGCCGCCATATCCACTTTCAATATCTTATTCTGTAAATTTTCCAGAAGCAGACTACAAGCTTTTTATTAAAGACAAAGCTAGAGATATAATTTTATTAGAAGAAGTGGTCACAAGTACAGAAGATTCAAAAATAGAATATGATCTTACCGAGTATTTTAGTAAATATGACGATTCTTATGAACTATCTATTTATGAATATCCAGAGTCTGAATTAGGCGATATTGTTGTAGAGGACAACCTTGAAATTTTGAGGCCATACGTTGATGTTTCCACTATGGCAACTACTGCAAGCGAAATAGCAGAATATGATGGATACGAGAAAATTGCAAGAACTATCATTGATTCAATTGTTGGCGGATTTTATTATTATACAGATTACGTTGAAACTGTTGGTCAGGGTACAGATTATATGCCGCTTTGGAATCGTACATACAAGATATTAAAAGTTTATGAAAATTCTGTTTTGGTTTATGATACATCAAATACAGAAGATGGTCCTGCACTTGCAGACTGGAATTATTTAATTACTAAAGATAAAAGTGCCATAACAAAAGATCCAGTTTCTGCCATAGATGGATTCAATAGATCAGAGCAGCAGCCTCCAAATATAATGGTTGCTCCATCAGATTCTTATGCATTGTTTGATACAGAAGATAGCGGCAACATATACACCATATCCCCTGGAGTAGCTTTTCCAAAAGGATATGATTATATATTTTTGCTAGAGCAAGGGTATAAGGTTGTTCCAAACGATATTAAAGATGCAACACTAATGTTAATGGATGATATAAAGTGTGGAAAACTTGACTATTACAAGAGATATATACTTAATTATTCAACAGATCAATTTAGAATTCAAATTGATAAATCGGCATTAGAAGGAACAGGAAATATTTTAGTTGATAAAATATTGGATAAATATAAAGTCAACATAACAAAACTTGGAGTTTTATAGTGGTAATTAATACATGTAACACTCCAGATTTTTTGTATCCCTTAAAAGCAGATATATATTATCCAATAGTTGAGCAGGGCGCATATGGCAATGTTCAAAAAACATGGGTTGTTGATAGAACTATAATCTGTAACTTTGCACCAGCTGGAACCGCTTGGGGAGAAGAAGTAAAACCAAATCCTATGATTAATATGGAAATGATTCTTTTGGGTAGAGTAAAAGATGATTTAAGAATTAGTGAATCTAGCTCAAAAGATTCAATAGTAAATATTATTATTACAAATATAAGAACAAGAAATGATCAACCAATATATATTGAAACTGCTGGCCCAAGATCTGGAAGATCAACTTTATTTGAAATTGCATCAAATGAACCAATCATCAATCCATTTGGAGAAGTTGATTATTATAAGGTAGTAATTCGTAGATCAGAAAATCAGGCATCAGATCTATGATTTCAATTAAACTTAATCAATCTAAATTTATATCTGATATGAATAATATAGTTAATTATTCAATAGGATTTTTGGATGGAGTTAAGGCTGGCAAAACAGCATTTTTAAAAAATATTGGATTATCAACAAAAGAACTATTAGAAAAATTTATTGATGCAAACGCTAGATCTAACCCACAAATGCTTCATCATGTTTATGAATGGTATAGAACAGGTAGTCCAAATGCAAGATTATTTGATATTGATTATACAGTTAGTAATATAGGTCTTTCTTTTTATTCAAATTTTAAACAATCAAACTCTATAAAAAATGGATCAACAGTGCCATTTTATAATAAAGCAAGCATTATGGAAAATGGAGTTCCAGTTACGATTAAGCCTAAAAGAGCACAAGCTTTGGCATTCCAAGATGGCGGAGAAACAATTTTTACTAAAGGGACAGTTGAAGTTTTAAATCCAGGCGGAACTAAGGCTGAAAAGGGTTTTGAAAAAACTATTAATATGTTTTTTAATAAATATTTTACACAAGCATTTTTAAAAACAAGTGGTATTAGACAGTATTTAAAAAATCCTGTGGTATACAAAAAGAATTTAGCTAAAGGCAAGGTAGCTGGAAGGTCTGCGGGTATTTCAACGGGATACGCATGGATTGCAAAGGCAGGTTATAAAGCATAATGGCAAACGAGACAGAGTTTAATACGCCAGCTATTTGGATTAATAAATATCTTCAAGAAAAGTTAGAACCAATATTTGGCAACCCTCCACAATTTTTTCCTACTCAACCTTCAACTTTAGAAGCACTTACCAGCTCATTTCCACCTGGAGATATATTTGCTACATATGATCGTATGTTTAAAATGAATAGAAGTGGATTCCCTCATATTAAATGTGAGCAAATGTTGTATTATTTTTATTCATTTGGAAACACTCCAGTACCTGATGTTGTTAGAGCTACAGAAACAATATTTAGGCTTTTAGATAGAGCAGATGAATCTGCCCAAGAGGTAAATAGCTGGTGTTCTAATCGTAGGGTGGATTTAAAAGATGGCAATTCTCCAGTAGACAACATGTTCTATTTTCATGATTTCAAGGTATATCAGCTAGAAGAGACTAGAGATATTATAGACTTTGGAACAGCAAGGACCTATGCTGGCAATAAAATTATCATTGATTTTGACTATCATCAAATGCCAAGTCTGACCAATAATAACTGGACTCCAGAGCCAAAGCTCCGTGGAGACGACAAATTGACAATATAAAATGCTGTTATACTTAGGTTGAGGAAACACGCCAAAACTTAATATATTCCATTTAAGGAAGAGGTGAAAAAATATGGCATACACTCGTGGTACGTCAAGCAACATCATCGTTGGTGCTGCAGCCATGTTCGTAGCAGACACAACTCTTGATCCGAGTTCGTTAGCTTCATTTGGTAATACTGTATCGTTTAAGGAAACACTTTCCGAAGATGCAGATTATACAAACATTGGTTACACCATGAACGGTCTTGAGCTTCAGTTCCAACCAGACTTCGGTGAAGTCCAGGTAGATCAGGTTCTTGACGTTGCAAAACTTTACAAGCAGGGAATGCAGGTTAATCTTGCAACTGCTTTTGCTGAAGCAACACTTGAAAATCTTTTGTTAGCTTTAGCATACAACGACAATCAGCTCTCTGGTAACGCATCTACATCTGCTGGAAAGGTTCTTAATCTTTCTGCAGGCGAGATTGGCGAGTGCCCAGTTGAGCGTGGTATCGTTGCAGTTGGTCCTGGAACGGGTGACTGCGAAGCCTCAGATACCGTTGAGCGTGTTTACACAGCATATCGTGCTCTCTCAATTGAGAACGTAACTGTTTCCGCAAAGCGTGATGAGCCTTCAATGTTTGAAGTTTCATTCCGTCTTCTCCCAGAAGACACCTCTGGTTCCTACGGTAAGATCGTAGATCGTACCTGGACACCAGCTTCATAATCTTTATTTAGATTAACACTTAGCCCGCTTCTTACGAGGCGGGCTTTGTTGTATGCTAAAATGGTGTAGGGAAAACATGGCAACTAAAGTATATTCTATTAAAAATATAAATCTCTTAGATGGAACAGAGGTAGAAATCTCTCCACTAAAAATAAAATATTTGCGTGAATTTATGGATACCTTTTCGTTAATTAATAACACAAAAGATGATGATGACTCTATTTTATTACTACTTGAATGCGTTAAAATTGCTATGAAACAATATTATCCTAAAATGAAATCTATTGAAGATATAGAAGATAATATAGATATGCCAACAATACATGAAATTTTAGAGCATGCTGGCGGTATAAAAATAAATGATGATTCCAAGGAAACAGTAAAAGAACAAGCAAATAAAAATGAATCTAAAAACTCCTGGGATGATATAGATCTTGTAAAGTTAGAGTCAGAAGTATTTACCTTGGGTATTTGGAAAAATTATGATGAATTGGAAAGATCTATTTCTATGCCAGAACTTATGGCAATAATAGCAGGAAGAAGAGATTTAGATTATGAAGAAAAAAAGTTTTTGGCAGCGATACAAGGGGTAGATTTAGAAGCCTCTTCTGATCGTGGTCAAAAAGAGTGGGAAGACCTAAAGGCAAGAGTTTTCAGTAAGGGACAAACTACAGACTCAAAAGATATCCTGGCTTTACAAGGTCAAAACGCTCAAAGATATGGTTTTGGTATTGGAATGGGTCTTGATTATGAGGACCTAAGATAGCTTTGTTTGTGATATAATTAACATAGCCTAAATAGGAGGAAAATAATGGCAACAACAATTCATGAGGAAAAGACTCTTGTTCTTATTGATGGAACAGAGATCAAGGTTCGTCCTCTAAAAATCTCTCTTCTTCGTCCATTTTTGAAGAAGTTTGATGGAGTTGCGGCAGTGGCAGAAGATAATGAGAAGTCAATGACACTTCTTGTTGAGTGTGCTCAAATTGCGATGAAGCAATACAAGCCAGAAATTGCAGATGATCTTGCAAAGTTGGAAGACCTTTTGGATCTACCAACAGTGTATAAGATTGTTGAAGCTGCTTCTGGAGTAGCGCTTGGAGCAATGCCAGATATTCTTGACGCAAATCAATAATACAATTTAAAATGAGGTGAAATAATTGGCTGATGTAAATGCCGAAATTGGCGTAAATATAGATACGTCTAGTGCATTAGCACAGCTAAAATCGCTTCAAAGAGAAATAGCAAGGTTTCATTCATCTGTAGCAAGAAGTACAGATGCAGCTGCACTTGCACAACGTGATCTGCAGAAGAACTTTATAAATGGCGTAAATGCTATTCAAGGGTTCTCTGCAGAATTACGTACAGTTAGAACTACAGCAGAAAACTTTTCAGATTCTTTAGAACGCAACAAGTTTTCAATGCGGGAATACTTTAGATATTCTGCAGCTTCAACTAAAACATTTGGTAGATTTTTTCGTTCTGAGTTAGATACAGTAAATAAGGTAGCTTTAGAAAATGTAAAGAGGCTACAAACTCAATATATTAAGATGGGCCGTGATGCAAACGGTGCAATGAAAGCTATTGCAGTCATGCCCACAAAGCTTGATTTAAGCAATGTTTCAACTCAGCTACAAATAGCAGCACAAAAACAAGCTTTATTTAATCAGCTTGTAAAACAAGGATCTACAAATCTTCTCAACTTTGGTAAAAATACACAGTGGGCTGGTCGTCAGCTCATGGTTGGTTTTACTCTTCCATTAATTGGGTTAGGAACTGCGGCGACAAAAGCTTTTATGGATATGGAAACTGCTGCTATAAAATTTAAAAAAGTTTATGGAGATTTATTTACAGCACCAGAAGAAACACAATTTGCGCTTGAATCTATTCAGGCACTTGGAAAAGAATTTACTAAGTATGGTATTGCTGTATCTAATACTGTTGCATTAGCTGCAGAAGCAGCAGCAGCTGGTTTTTCTGGATCTGATTTACAAGCACAGGTAGCGCAAGCAACAAGACTTCAAGTACTTGGTCAGGTTGATCAACAAAAAGCACTTGAAACAACAATATCGTTACAAAATGCTTTTAGGATTTCTTCTGTAGACTTAGCTGATGCAATTAACTTCCTTAACGCAGTTGAAAACCAAACTGTTGTATCGCTTGAAGATATTACTACTGCTATTCCAAAAGCAGCACCAATCGTAAGAGAGCTTGGCGGAGATATTAAAGACTTAGCATTCTTTATGGCCGCCATGAAAGAAGGCGGTATTAATGCATCAGAAGGTGCAAACGCATTAAAGTCTGGTCTTGCATCACTTATTAATCCTTCAGATAAGGCAAGAGGAATGCTCAATGATATGGGCATTGATATTGATAATATTGTAGAAAGTAATGTTGGAAATCTAAAAGCTACTGTAGTAGAGTTTGCAGAGGCATTAGATGATCTTTCTGATTTACAAAGACAAAGGGCTATTGAACAACTATTTGGTAAGTTCCAGCAAGCTCGTCTCTCTGCATTATTTGATAACGTAATTCGTGATGGTAATCAAGCAGCTCGTGTTCTTGATTTAGCAACAGCTTCTATGGAAGATTTGGCGGCATTGGCAGAAAAAGAATTAGGTCTTACTGCAGATAGCGCAATGAATAAGTTCCGTGCTTCTATAGAAAGCCTTAAAGTTTCTTTAGTACCAATAGGTCAAACATTTTTAGAAGTTATTACTCCACTACTTGATAAGCTTAATGGTTTATTAGAATGGTTTAATGGTTTATCTGATACAAGCAAAAAAGTAATTACAAAAGTCATATTTTATATAGGTGGACTTGGCCCAGTATTACTAATGACTATTGGTTTGATGGCTAACTTTATTGCCAATGGTATTAAAGGTTTAATGCTTTTAAGAAATGGATTTTTAAGATTAACTGGACAATCTAAAGTTTTAGGTGAGCAAACAAACTTTTTAAGTGTAGAACAGCAAAATGCAGTAGCAGCAGCAGCATCTCTTGAACAATCACACATGAAGCTTCAACAGGCATTTACTGGAGAAGCGGCTGCAGTAAGAAGCCTTATAGCAGAGTATCAAAGAATGGTTACTGCACAAAATGCAGCAGCTACAAGATTCCCTGGAATGATGAGTCCAGGATTTAAAGTTAAAGGATATGAAAAGGGTGTTGTTTCGGTTCCAGGACCTAAGGGAGCAGGAGATATTGTTCCATCAATGCTGTCTCCTGGAGAAGCGGTAATTCCTGCAAAAATGGCTCAAAAGTATGCACCTTTAATTAATGCAATGATATCTGGAAATATTCCAGGATTTAAAAATGGCTTACCAAGTATTTACGGAGGACAAGAAAGATTGCTCGGTCCCTACACAATGCTTGCACCAGGTAATACGCCTGGAGGCTTTGGACTTAGTAAAGAATTTTTAGATACAGCTGGATTTGCAGAATCTCTTAGAAATACTGCAGCTGTTGCAGGATCTATTGAATCAAATATGAGGCTTACTGATAAAACAATACTTTCAATGATTCAGCAAGCAGCTCCATATACTGATGAAATTACAGACCAGCTAAGAATTGCATCACGAGAAATGGCTGAATCTGGTCAACAAGCAAAACATATTAGTGAATTGTTTGCAAGAAAAAGACAAGAGATATCTTTAATATTAGATAGGTTGTCAGCTACAGGAGCTTCAGGAGCTGGTATTGCATCTGGTATGAGAAAGTTTGCCTACGCCACTAATGCAGATATTATGAGTGGGGGCAACGTAAGAGTTCCAGGAGTAACGATTGATCCAAATACTGGAGAAGTAGTTAGAAGCACACACTATAGTATAAGAAGTGGAAAAGCTTCAAGATTCCAGGTAGGAGTTCAAAGGGCTAACCGATTAGCTCCAATATCATCTACAGAAAAATTAACAAGAGCTCATGTTCTACCAGAATCAAGAGTTCTTGCTGGTGGAATAAGACGACTCGGTGGAGCTGGTATGGCCCTTCCACCACAAATGCGTACTGCTGCAGAAGCAGAGATACAACGTAGAAGTGCATTAATAGGAGAAAAAATTGCTCTTTCTGCAGTAGCAGCAGCTGCAACAGGTGCAGGAACTGCATCTCCATCAAGGAAAACTATTCCAATTGGAGAAGATATTGCTCGTGGTCTTCAGGTTGGAATGATGAACCAAATAGATGAGACTAGGGCAGTGGCTGACAGATTATCAAAAACTGCATCCACAATGAAAAGCCCAACAACTGGAAAACCAATAACACAACGAGATATTGCAACAAATAAAAAATTAACTGGTCCTCAAATTGGAAAGATGGCAAGTCCTCTTATTTTGCCTGGAGTTCAGCCTTTGCCAGGTGGAAAAATAATACTTCCTGGACAAGAATCAAAAACATCAAGTGGCTTAATACTTCCTGGACAGCAACAAAAATCATCTAGTGGACTTATACTTCCAGGACAAACTGGAACTCAAAAAGGACTTATTATTCCAGGGACACCAAGAACAATTCCTGGACCAAATGTTCCATTAATAATTCCAAGTCAAAGAAGGACTGGCGCAGCGCCTGGAGGATTAATTGATCCAAGAACTGGTACTTACTTTCCCAAAACAGTTCCTGATTCACAAGCCCCTGGTAAAGTATTAAAAGATACTCAAGAAGGACAGAAACAAAAAACAAAAAGATTTGCAAAGGCTCGTGGTGCAGTAGGTAAAAGAGTTACATCAATGCGTGGCAATGCAATGGGTGCTGGTATGGGAGTATCTGCATTAGTATTTGCATTATCTATGCTTCCTGGAAAAATTGGTCAACTTGCTAATGCCATCATGCCTGCTGTATTTGCGTTACAGGCATTTGCAATGCTTGCTGGAGCAATAGGTGGCATTGGCGCTGCAGTAGTAGCGCTTGGTGTAGGCTTATTTATGTTAAATCAATCAGCTAAAAAATCTGCTGATGAACTTAAAAAGGCTGCAGATTTAGAAGTACAAGCTCGTGTAGGTAGTGCAAAATCTATACAAGAGTACGCAGAGTTTACTGGAAGAGCACTTCCTAGTGCAAGAGAATTTAGTAGAAATAATCGTCAACTTATATCTGCAAGTGGTCAAGCAGTAGAAAGATTTGCAGATTTTTATAAGCAAGAAGGCAATACATCTACAGCAATAATAAACGAAGCTGCAGTAAGAGGAACAGATGTTGGAATGCAGGCAGCGGCTATGGATGTTGCACAAAGAGCAGCTATTTTTGGTTTATCTCCACAAGATATTGCAGCAAATATTAAAGCTGCTTCAGATCTTATTGGTGCAGATCAAGTAGAGTTGAGAGCAAAGGTACAACAGATTCTTGCTCCAAATGGAGAGGATATTACAAAAGAGCCTCTAACGGTAGAAGCAAGAATGAACTTCTTACAGGAAAGCTCAAAACAAAATATACAAGCAATTCAAAAAGATATTTTAGAACTATCTAAGATTAAGCTTCCAAAATTAAATATAAATCCACTTTCTGGAGATATGGCAGTAGGAGGGGTTGGATTATTTAGAAGAGCTATAGATACTGGTAAGAGAATGTCTAGAGGAGAAAGTTTCTCCGATGCGATGACCACCATGACATTCCAAGAATTAAAACAAGCAGCTGGATATCAACAAGGAATTAATGAATCGTATTCTGGTGGTTTTGGCAGTGAGGTAATGGGTGCACTTAAACAAGGTGCAAGAAATATTATGGGGTATGGTTATGAAATTGACACACTTAAGGCATACAAAGATATTCAAGGGTCTGTTTCATCTGCAACAATGCAATTGTCTATAGCATTTACACAACAAAAAGAATCTTTGGCACTTCTTAATCAACAGTATGCCGATGGATTAATTACTAGGGAACAGTATGACGCTGGCCTTGCAACCTCACTGTCAAATTTTGATTTGTTGACAGAAAGTAGCAAGAGTCTTATTAATGAATTAAATAAGATTGATCCAGAAGGTACATTAGCTGCAGATGCCCTTAAGGGTATGGGAGAAGAGGCATTTTCTGCTTTAAAGAAAACTAATCCAGAGCTATTTAAGAGAATAACAAAATCTATGAAAGAGCTTGATGGTGCAGCTCAAATTGATATTATGATGGGGTATGCAAAAGGAAGTTTAACAATTCTTGATGTTGCTAGAATTCCAGAAGTACTAAAAGCCATAGATGGAATGACTGCCGATGCAGCAATTAACTTTATATTAAACTCAGATTTAAGTCAAGGGGCTAAAGGTAATATGACTGCTGGCCAAGCTCAAGCAGAACTAGATAGAATAAATAAAGAACTAGAAGGCGCAGCTTATTATGGTGGTGAAAGAGGAGCATTATTACGAAGAAAAGGAGAAATGGAACTTGCTTTAGCAAATGCAAAAAAAATGGAAAAGGATGCTCTTGGAGTTAACCAAACAGGACCTCTTGATACAGATACTGGTAAAGGTGCTAATAAGGCTGCATCTGGTATTGATAATCTTACAAAGGCTTATGATAAAGAATTAGAAAGATTAAAGAAAAAAAGAGATGCACTTAAGGAAGTTAATGATGAATTAAATCGTCAAAACCAATATCAAATGAAACAAATGGATCTTCTTAATCAGGCTGCAAAAGCGAAAATGACAGGTGATTACTTAGCTGCTGCCGCATTACAGCAGGAATCAATGATGGAGGGTGCTAAATTTGCCAGTGAGAGCAAAGTTATTCAAATGGACAAATTGATAGGTGCTGTTGAAGATAGAAAAGCAAAAATAGAAGATTCTAAAACAATAACTACTGCAGATAAAAAGTTTTTAGGAAAAATAAAATCTGGAAATTATCAGAGTATTGCTCCTATGCCAACAACGCCAGCAGTTGGTTTTGCAGCCAAGGGTATTGCTCAGGAAACTGCTACAACACAAATGGCAGGCGGAGCAGTGTATAATGTAACAATGAATGTTTCAGGTGGAAATCCAGAAGAAATCGCAACCAAGGTGATTGCTAAGATTAAAACAATTAGTAGCAAAAATAATAAGAGTAATGGCGTAACGTCGTTAGGAACACCACGATAATGGCATTTTTATTAAATTCTGGAATTGCTGTATCTCTTAATAATACTCCAACAACTGCAACATATGCGTCTGGCGGAGCTGGAGCAGCAACCACTGTTGTTATATCTGCAGCAAACTCTAATATAAAAATTGGTCAAAAAATTGCTGGAACTGGACTAGCCGCAAATTCAGTAGTTACTAATATTGCAGGAACAACAATAACATTTTCTCCAGCAGCAACATCGCAGATATCTGGAACACTTACATTTAGTACGAACTGGTATCATTTAACTGATCATAATAGAAATGAAATTAATATTAATCCCATAGTTATTGAAAAAGAATCACGAATGGCAAATGGAACTTTAAGAAAGTTTGTTGTTAGTAAAAAAGATATTGTTTCAGTATCCTGGGATCTTGTTCCAACATCACATACAAACCATACGGCACAAATACAGTCAGGAACTGTTGTTGGAAATACTATTGTTTTTGTAACCTCTGCAGCTCATAATTTTACAACATCTTCATCAATCGTTGTTTCTGGCTTATCTCCAAGTCCATTTAATATATCTGGTGTAACACCATCTAGCGTAACATCAACAACGTTTATAGTTCCAAAACCTTCAGCAGCAACAGGGGTATCAACTGGAACTGGTTTTGCACAAGATGTGACCAAAGTTTCTATAACAACGATAGATGGAAAATATGGTGCGGGATGGATTAATGCATTTTATAATGCAAATCATAATATTCCTATCTATGTAAAAGTAACTTCTGCTGATTATACTACTCCATCAAGTGGATCTATGCCATCGGATAGCGCACATACATCGGCATTAACTGGAGAAAAGATTTATCAAGCCTTTATTACAGGGTTTTCTAAATCAATTAGAAAGAGAACAAGAACGACAGACTATGTAGATATGACTCTAGAGTTTACGGAGATCTAATGCTTAGCACTGTTAGTTCATCAATTTTTACTGATTCTAATTCTATTAAAATGACACCAGTGGTGTCTGCTGAATGGAATCAAAATGTTTTTAATCCACCGTATGCAACAGTTGCTGGAGATGGAACCTTAAATACTAATTTAACTACATCTGCAACTCTTGTTAATATTACTGGGGCAGATGCAAAACCAGGGTTTACAACAAAAAAATATGTAATGACAGCAGATGAAGATACTGTTACGTATACCGTTACTCCTACATCATCAAGCAGTGCATTTAAAGTTATTACTTATATTAAAACAAACGAAAACTATCCAATCATTGCAAACATATTGGCAAAAGGATCTTTTAGTCAGTTTGGCTCCTCTAGCGTAGAAATTAATTCTTTTGGATGGACTAAGGTTGAAACATTTATTGGAGGATCTTCGTCATCAGATACTATATCTAGTTTTACGTATACATTTTCTTTTAATAGATTTAGTACTGACGATGATCTTCCAGAAGTATTTTTTACAGTTCCAGAAGTATATGCTGTAAGTTATTTTAACTATCAATACAATTCTGTATGGCCAACAGACTCTATTTTTACAAACTTTAGACCAGGGGAATCATACGTTAATACTGGAAGCTCAAAGTTTTCTTTTCCAAATAACTTTAGACAGGTAACTAAAAATCTTATTGATGGATATGCCTCAGATGTATATATGCCAGTAAGCCCAATTATACAAAATCCTAAAACTGTCAATGTTGCTCCACCAGTTCCGTTTTATAAAAATGGATTACTAAGCGATATGAATCAGTATAAATATTTTGTTTCAGACACTTCTAATAAATCAATAACAGGTCTATACGACAAGGCTGGCATATACACAAATAAGTTAGTTATTAAATTTAATACTTTGATGGCTGTTCCAACAATTAATATATACATTGATGGAACAATCATAAATGTAGATGGATCAACATCAATTAACTTAAATACAAATGCTGGTAAAGAAAATAACGGTATCAGAGAAGATGCAGGCGTACTGGTATTATATTGGACTGGATCTGCATGGACCAGAACAAGATGGTCCTCTATGCCAACATTTAATTCCTCTGGCGATATTGATAAAATAACAACACTTAATAAAATTCGTGTTACACAAACATCTAATACTGCAAGATCAGCTTTCTCAGCTTACGAGTCTGAATCTTTAGATTCTGACATAACAAGAATGCAGATAGTTGAACTATCCCCCAGAATTGAAGTTGACTTATCAGATTATATTTTAAGTTTTTCTGTTAAAAAATCTTTAGATGCAAAAGATACGTATCTTCCAATTTCATCAATTAACTCTGATGATGCATCAATTGTTTTATCTGGCATACCGCTTGGAACAATATCATCATTAGTGCCCGTATTTTCTAGTCAAAGCAATAGGGCTAATAATATGCTAAGGGGCATGTTTAAAAAGAATATAAAATTTTACATTAATTATTATTTAGAAGATTACTTTGACAACTCCACAAGATCGCTGGTATCACCAGATACTTTAATTCCAGGTGGTATATTTTATTCTGATAGCTGGGATGAAACTGATGTAACTGAAGTATCAATTCAGGCATTTGACGTGGGTAGATATTTACAATCAACTCAGGTAGCGGATTATGTATCAAGCTTGAGAAGCGTAATAGATGTTATATCAAATATGCTAGATCTTTCTGGATTTACCGATTATGATTATAACTCTTTGTATGATGTTTGCAACAATAAAAATGTTCCATTAGACCTTGCATACTTTTATGTAAATTCTCAAGATACAACAATCATAGATGCTTTAAACCAAATATTTCTTCCATATCAGATTGGTGCATTCATTGATGAGTTTGGAGTCATGAAATTTTTAAATCTTGCAGATATTGTTGGAAATAAAACAGCAAACATTATTATTAATGAAAGCAATATCGCAGATAGTGGATATTCCGTAACAAACAAAGCTAAACCAGGAAAAATATCATTAAGGTATCAATCTCCTAAAATTAAAAATTCCGCATCTTTAAATACACTTGAGATAGATCCAAACTCTCCATCATTTATATATACAACTGGTAATGAAATTGTTTGGGCACAACAAAACTCAGACTCTGTTGGAATGAACTATTTAAATGAAGATATGAATGATACACAAAGTTATTTTGTTATTGATAAGAATGATCCACTTGATATATTCCACACATTTAGTATTAATACAAACGGATATGCATTTATAGAAAATGAAATAGTATCTTTTATGTATAAAGAATTTGAGTTTAGTGATGAAGTTAATTCTTCTACAGTGTCGGTAAAAAATGAAATTGAGTTTCAGGGAGAACGCAATCGCTTTACTAAAAAATATTTAGTTGGATTAAAGACAAGTGATGGAACAGAAAAGTTTGAATATAATGCGCTAACAGATTTCACTGGACGTATTACCAATATCCAACGTGGAATGTTTGGAACTAAGGTCGCTCCACATACAGTTTTAACATCTGCCAATGCTTCTAGTAAAGCAATTACTTGTAAAAATATATCTAATATATATGAAATTGTTGGAGACGGAACATATAGTGCTGCTACAGATAATCAATTTAAGGCAACAACAACAAATTCTGGTAAGGTAATATTTTATCCTACAACTGAAAGAAGCACTGTCATTACAGAATCTGGAACAGAATATTATAAAACATATTCTACAAAGTTTAACTTTGAAAATAATTTAGAACTAGTATCTGGAGGATTATTCTTTAATGCTGGTGTTGGGCAATCAAATGCCTTTAATGGTACATTTTTTATAGAACTTGTTAGATATAATACTTTGCAAAAAGATGGGGTAACGTGGAACAATCCACCAGTATATAAATATCTTATTGTTGTATATAATGTAGTTGCTGAGCAAAATAATGTTATTGCATATGCAGATGTTACAACTGAGGCCTTATCAATTATTAATAATTTTGAAAAGGTTTTAGAAAAAGAAGTAACGGAGGCTGGAGTATCATATACAGCAGTTTCAGATCCAAGATATTCATCGTTTAACCTAAGAGCTACAACATATAAATCTAATGAGGGTGATGGAGAGGTTGAAGAAGGCACAACAAATCTATTATCAATATTTTTAAATAACATTGAAATTGGAAACTGGGAAGTTCCAGTTGCTGGTGTTGGAGTTACCTGGATCCCAATAGATTTAAATCCAGAAACTGGATTACCTAAAAAGATTAGTTTTGAAACAGATCTATCTTCAGGAAATATTTTTGGTGGATTTATATCAACAGACCCAGTATTTATAGACGGTATAACATACCCATCTCAATCTGGAACTGTTGCAGGATCAATTAGAGAAATATACGCAACGCACAAAAGCTTAAAAGAAAGAAGCGTTAATTATTATTTTCAAGATAGAGAATTTTTAAATGGCATGGTACAAGGACAAAATATATTTTCTAGATCTAAGTCCTACATGATGCAAACTAAACCAGAGATAGTTGGAATTAATTCATACGATATTCAATACACAAGCCCTGCTGCGGTTTCTGTAGATGTTTGGCCCATCAAGTATCTATTAAAGTACATACCTGGAACAGAAATCGTTGACCAACAATATGTTCAAAAAAAGAAAGTTGATGAATATGCTTTGTCATATTCTACTATTATGAATACTGGATTTAGAGCAAAGTTTGCGATTGCAAACAATTCAACCCATATGGTATATTTGAAGAAAGACCCTACAGAAACTATTCAGGGAACCTCAGTGCTTAATCTTTGGACACAAGAAGTTATTGCACCATCTGACCCAGAAATTATAGAAAAGGTATTAGATCCAGCAAACATATCTGAAACAATTCAACTAGACTCAAATTGGATTCAGTCAAAAGAATCTGCAAATAAACTAGTTAATATGATAGCAAGATCAATTGATATTTTTTCACAAGACATAACTGTAAGCATTTTTGGAAATCCCTTAATTCAGGTTGGAGATGTTGTTCAACTTAGCTATAATTTAAGCGGTATTAGTGATCAAAAATATCTAGTTCATTCTGTATCTCATAGCTTTGATGGTGGTTTAAACACTACTATTGTCTTAAATACTGTTGATAAAGGTGTGAGTGTTTAGGCTTGGCCTAATGATATAATTATGTATAAAGGAGAATAAATGGCATATGTAAAAATCTCAGATCCAGCTATTATAGATTTGGCAGGAGTTCAACAAATTATTAATGTTGTTAATCAACATAGTGATTATTTAAATGTTCTTATTAACAAGCTTGGTGTAGCCTATACCCCTGACTGGACAGATGGGGATGAAGTTGATGCAGTAAATGATCTTGCAACTACCACAATTAAATATGGTAAAAGAAAAATACGAGATGATGACGAAGATACCACACCAAATGGCAAAAAGTTTTATGCAAGAAGCGTAACATTTAGTGCTGGCACATCTTTTTCTCAGCCACCATTTGTTGTTGCTACTGTAGATAATTCAGATCACGCTTCTAATACACAGTTAGATTTCGTTGTCTCTGTTCATGATGTAACAACTGGTGGATTTACAATTAGACTTATGAGAGCTGGAGCACAAGGAACACAAGTTCTTGATGAGGATATTCTTGTAAAATGGATTGCTATCGGTCCAAGATAACGGAACAGGACAATGGCAAAAGCAAAATATAACTCTCCATTTACTGTTGGTAAAAGACAGACGTTATATCTTGATGCAGATGATCCAAGAGTAGAGGGATTTGAAGCAGGCATATCAGCTTCAAGGGCAGGTGCAGAAATTGTTATTGTTAATCCAGGTAATGCTGGATTATTAGTTGGATCTGCAGCATCTGCTAGTCCTAAAAGATATCCATCCTCTGCATCTAACCCAAAAGCATCAGAAGGAAAAACTCCAACAGATATAAGTAATTTATCTGCTGAATGGCAAACAATATCTGGAGAGCCAGCATTAGTTTTTTCATTTGATATAGATTTAACAAGTCCAGACAATGATGATGTTGATGCTTTTATATATACTCTAAATACTGGATCTGGAATAACTCCTCCAATATCTTTTACAAAATTAAATAAAACTTCTGACGCACAAGAACTTATATTTTATTATTCAGACAATATAAAGTTTTTTGGTATTTTTCAAACAACATTTACTGAATTTAAAGTAAGATCTCGTGATAAAAGTGGTAATGTTGGGCCAGAAGCAACGCTAACCGTTATTCCATCATATGAAAATGATTTGCCAGCACCAAGCATTACTGTTACATCAATAGCGCAAGGATATTCTGTAGATTGGAATCCAATTGTAGAGTTATATAATTATATATCAGTAGAAGAGGTTATATCTAATGCATCAACTGATCCAGCAGCTGGATATGAGCAGGCATATTTAAATAGTATAAAACCAGCAGTAATCACAACTCCAACACTAGAGGCAAGATGGGTTAGAGCAAGATTTACAGATAAAGCTGGTACATATGGACCATATTCAACAGCATACAAAGTAACACCTACTAATCCAGTTAGTGCAGACAACATTCCACCAGATGCTCCAGCTTCAGGATCAGTAACCGCTGGTATTGATAATTCCACTGGCGCTACTATTGGATTTAATGCCTACGTTGACATATCCTGGTCAGCGGTATCCGATGCCACCTTAAAAGGATATAGGATTAGATTTAGAGAAGACGGAACTAGTAATCCATATTCGTATGTAGATTCACCAGGAACTGGAACATCTTTTAGATTAAACGGCTTATCTATAGGAACAACATATCAAATAGGAATTGCTTCATATGATGAATTTAATAATACATCTTCTGCCTACACCTCTATAGGAACAGCAATAGCAAATGGAACTCCTTTCATAGGAAAAAATGTAACAACTGTCGGCTATTTTGGAGCCTCAGCTACTGGAGATACTGGAACATTTAAGTTTGGATACGGAGTACAGGACAGCGGTGGAACAAAACGAGGACTAGTATTTAATTCAAATAACTACTGGTACATAGATTCAGCACAATCAGCATTATTTAAACTAGGCGGAGATACAAATAACTATATACAATGGGATGGAACAACATTTATTATTCAAGGTGACCTTAGAGCACAAAAGGGTCAATTTGATGGCAATGTTGAAATAAAGTCTGGTGGATCATTATACTCTGGAAATGTTATTGCTGGAAGTTTATCTGGTGCTGGATTTATTTTAAATACTAGTGGTTTAACTTTTAATTCTTCTTCTGTAAATGGCATAACAACTATTAATGGGTCAACAGGTCTTTTGACTACAAAATCTGCCAATATTGGTGGATGGGATGTAACTGCTAATACAATAACAAATACAAGCGGTAGTGGTGTGGTTACTCTTGATTCTACAAATGCACAAATAAGATTAACAAGCGTTAACTATACAGCAGGTATAGCAACACCCAATACAAATTCTACATCTGATATTGTATTTTGGGCAGGTGGAGCAAGAAGTACCGCAGCAGCATTTTATGTTACCGCAAACGGTATATTAAATGCAAATGGAGCCATATTGCAAGGTAGATTAACTACTGGGGCATCTCAGGGTGGGGCAGAGATGAAGTTTGGAACCAGTGTTGGTGCTAATGGCGAAGATGGATTATATATAAACTCTGCAAATTATTGGTATTCAAATGCAGAGTTTAGCATTGGTGGAGGTATTTTAAACGGCACTCATGATTCCGTAATAATAGACTTGTTCAATGGTAACGCTAGTTTCTATATGGTACAAATGCCAACATCGGATGATGACAGTTGGGCAGGAGATCCAACTATTACAAAAAGAACATCAGATGATAAACTTGTTCAGGGCAGAAGGTTTATTTATCTTTCCACGATTACTGGAAGCACAACACCAACAAATCCTACGGGATGGAACAATACAACAAAAACAGGAACAATTACAGATAGCAATGGTACATCACGCAGCGTCAAGGCTGGTGATATACTAATGATTCAGGAATAAACAATGCCAATTTACAGACTTAATTCTTCTGGACAGTGGAAGAAGTTCTCAAGCCTTTACCGTCTAAACAACTCTGGTGTTTGGAAAAGATTTTCTGCATGGTATAGGCTAAACTCATCTGGTATTTGGAAAAAATTATTTTCTTCAGAAGAAGGGCCGAGCATAGCTCAACAAGTTGAAATATCTCAATCAACAAATTCAACTACTGGACTAGTTACATTAACTGGAACAAATTATCATTGGACAAATTCAACTTCACTTACTTATTATTTTCAATGGTATAACTCAGGTAGTTGGCAAACGATAGATGTTGGATCAATAACAAATCCAGCATCAGGATCTTCTAATACTAAAACCTATGTAGTTCAGTCATATGACACTAGCACAAATTCAGATAATTTATATAGATTCAGGGTTGTAGCTACAAATATTGTATTAACTAGCAGCTCTATAAGTAACACAACAACCATTAGTACTCCAAGGGATGTTATAAATGTAACCGCTTCACAAGTCGGAACAGATCTTCAAGCTAGTGTTTCATTTACGGTTGGATCATACACTGGTAGTGTAATAATTAAAAGATATAAATATAGTGGGGGAACTTTACAAAGTACCACTGAATTTTATAAAACAACGGCTAGCCCAACAACAATAACACTTGATGAATACGGCAAACAATATAGATTTTCTGTTACACCATATACTGGCAATATTGTTTCTGGAAATGTTACTGGGTACCCTGGTAATGAAAGTTCATTAACAACTCAGTTTACGTCTAATTTTCCACCAACTCCAATACAAACTTCTAGCCCAACATTATCAAGTACTGGAAACGTTGTAATTGGAACTACTCTTACTGCAAACAGAGGAACTTATCAAAATAATACTATATTTGATGGTAATCCAGATCTTGCAATACAAACACGAGTTTACGGGTGGGTATTTCCTGGCCCCACACTAACAAATGGAACTACAACAGCTCCGCCTACACCAGACACAACATCTGGCGGTACACAGTCATTGCTTACTACACAACTTATGGTTAATTATACGTTCTATGCAGTTGATATAGTTATAGCAGCAGATGGTGCATCTACATACTATTATTATAGTGATTTAAATGCTCGTGCCTTCATCCCATCATTTTCAGACAACTTTAATAGACTTGCTGGAACTGGATCTCAAGGTCTTGGACAAACCAGCACTGGCAGTTGGTACTGGTCAACCAATGGCGGATTGTATGGACCACAAACACCGTCAATAAATACTAACAACTTTTCTTGGCAATTAGATACAGAAGAAATATCTGGAAGGCAGGCCGTTGTTACTTACACCAATCCTTCTGTTGGAAATAGCGCAACTAATTATCCACTTAAAACTATAAATGTTGGAGATTCTAATGTTGCCTTAAAGGTATCTGTTTCTGATGGTGGCGGTGGGCCTGGCCTAGCTTTTTGGGTTACAAGTGCTGGCTCTTGGTGGGCAGTAGCACCAGATTATTCTAGCAGTAGCTCTACATCGTATTCATGCAATACCCCAGTAACTTCGTATTCTTGTTATACTCCAGTATCAGTAACTAGCTACACATGTAATACTCCACAAACTATAACTACTTATGGTTGCGGCGGCAGCGCCTCCACTTCATTTTGTCCAGATGATTTTACTACAGAATATAATGCATTTACAGTAGGTAGAAGATGTAGTGGATGCTCAAGCACAACATCATATTCGTATTCTTGCGGAACAGATCAATATGTTTCAAACGATCCTGGAACAGTTGTTGCTTGTAATTCGCCATCACATAATGGGCAACCATGCTATAAGCTGTTTGTTGGAGAGTTTGGAATTCAGTGGATAGTAAGATATTGTAGTGTTAGTTCTACAACAAGTTATTCTTATTCAACAGTTAACTCAAGCACAACAAGTGGATGTACTGGTGGTCCAATTTCAACCGATGCATCTGGAACTGGTTGTGGAGGATGCACAGTGTCAAGTTCAACAGTTACTACGTGTACTGGTGGTCCAATAGGAACTAATTCAAGCGGATCTGGTTGTGGTGGATGTGGAGTTTCTTCTTCAACATCTTGCAGTGGAGGCCCAATATCAACAGATTCCAGCGGTTCTGGCTGTGGAGGATGTTCAGTTTCTTCTTCAACCACTGTAACATATACAAGTACAATTAAAATATTATCTTCAGTTGGTAGTACTGTAACAAGTCAATACAGTCAAACAGTAGCCACTAGCAATTCTGCCTTTATTCCAATATATGGACTATCAGTTGAAACATCTAATAATACTATTACAGCAAAGGCATATTCAAATACAGCGGTTACAAATCAACTAGGATCAACTTTAACCGCTACCCCATCTAGTCCAACAAAATCCATTGCTGGTGATTCTGCTGTTGGTATAATTAATACTCCAACGGTAGCTAATAGAATAACTGGCAATAGACTTGACGATTTCGTGTATACTAATGTATAATAGAAAAAAGGAGAAAACATGGAAACCCCCCC